ACGCTTTTTGCGTAAACCGGAATTATCCCGAGTCTTATCGTTCTTACTCGCCCAAAAGAACGCAAGGAGTCTATTCAAAGAACCTTGTTTCAGAGAATAATCCTTGGAGTGACACTCTTAAACTGCCGCCCTCCTTTTGGAGAACAGCGGAATAGTAGGTCAGTCCTATTACTATATCTTATAATTAAAATGACAAAACAATATAACAAATTATTTTCTCATTTTAAAGATAAAATACGTAATGGTGCTGATAAAACTATGTTTTCGTTAGGAAGAAAGAAATTTCTTCTTAAAGTCTTAGATCGTTATAAAGCAAGATTATTAATCTTTGCTTTGGGACGGTCTAGACGTAGAATCTCTCCACGGCTTCGACGATTAACAAATTTCATTGAGTTGATCCTTAAGTTTCACTCTCATCATGGAGCTCTTACCACTGTTAAGTGGTTAAAAGCTTCTAATGTAGCGATCCAGCGATGTATATCGGGTAGACCTCTTAAATTTTAAGAGAAATAGATCTTTCGTTACCTTTGCCTCGTCTCAGTAATGGTCTTTCGACCTTTATTGGGACAATGGACAGACGAGCAATATTAGGTGGAAATCCTAATACTATTCGGATGTGGTTAACGATTACATCTATTTTTCGCATCTTTATCATTCGGAAGAAAATCCTTATGGTTTAGAAGCGAATACCTATATCCAATATGCAACGGGGCAACCTATGGGTTGTCTTTCATCTTGGGCAATGTTGGCGATTACTCATCACATGATACTTCAATTTTGTTCACTTCAACTAGGTAAAACTGGTTGGAATGAAGATTATGAAATATTAGGTGATGACATAGTTATATTTGACCGAATCTTATTCGATTATTATTGTAAAATAATGAAAGAATTAGATGTCGAAATAAATATAGCACAAAGTTTAATCTCTGATGATCGTGCTGCGTTTGAATTCGCAAAACGAACAGGGCTCAATGGGATAGACGTATCTGCATTATCTTGGAAACAAGTAATTGCGGAAGACTCTGTCCTTGGTAGAGTTAACCAAACGGTTAACCTAGCCTTAAGGGATTAATTCCAACAGCTGCACTCCTTGTAAAAGGACTGTCAGCCGTCAAAAATGAAACCATTCTTAGTTATAAGACTAAACATCTTAAAGACTTTGAGAATGGCTTAGTTGCCATTTTAGGGTATTTAGCTCAATCGAACTTCATACCGCTAAGTAATGCAGTAGCGTTACTTGCCGATCCGAAAGATTCGGATATGGAGTTTGTGGAAGATCCACATTTACCAATTGTAAGTACGTTGCATTATGTGACGCATTTATTAAATGTAAGTGTTGGTTTCTCAGATCTTCAAGAATTCTTGAGAGATCCTAATCCACAGATATCTGAATTCGAAACACGAGTAGAGTTGGCAGAAGACGAAATGATTCCATTTATGGCAGATAGCCTCGTAAGAGACTCCCTGTCACGTATAGAAACATTTGTATCTAGGTATGACGAGATACTCGACTCCTACGCCTTAAGCTTAGTTTAATCTGTCGATGGGAAAAGTTGTAATACCTGCGATATCTATCGCGAAATTGGGTATTATGATCAACATGTCTTAACTGACAAACTTCTCATTGATGCCGATAATTGGCAATTGGATTCTTTAGATAGAGCCCAATTAAGATCTATAGCCGAGTGGGCTCTGTTGCAAAACAGAGACCCGGATGATGAGGC